AAGTTTCTACCAGTACCTTCTTCAACACCTACGACCTCCAAGTCTACAGTTAATGTTGGCTTCCATTTCATCCAGTCTGTGCTACGTTTGCAGATATAAGGAGCTTCTAACTCTTTAATCATAATGCCTTCAAAGCCTGCGTTCACATTGTCTTTAGCATAACGCTCAAGCTGGTCTTTACCTGCGGCTGTATCTAAGTCAACCATGATGTGTGGTAGTAGTTCAACGTTAGGCATAGTGTCAACCACGTGCCGAATATGTTCAAGTATAGCAATACGTTTACGCAGTTGAGCATTCCAATGTCCTTCACGGAAATCACTTAATGGAATAATATCAAAGATATTGAACACACTATCGTCTGCTTGCACATCAGTCTTACGGCGAGCCTGTCGCATTAGTTCTTGGAATGTATTACCAATCACTTCACCGTCTAACACAAATCCGTTAATCAATGCGTTCTGATGTCCTCTAGCAATCTTAATCCAGTTGTCACGCACCTGTTCTTCAATGTGACCAAAGTTGTCAAACACTTTACCATTACGGCTATAACAAACAGTAGACACATCACCAAAGTCACTTGGAATAACAAACATCAATACACGCACGCCATCAAGCTTAGGCTCTAAGCGTTTAGTGCCTTTCATCTCAGGACGACCTTCGCTATTAGTTGCTAGTTGACAACCAAATACAGGAATCTCATACTCTGTTTTCTTACAGATTTTGTTGATTGTCTTTTCGCTAACACCTGCACGTAAATCTCTACGAATAACAGGAGCACAGAATGTATTCCATTCACTGCTATCAAATCGTTCACTCATTTCATTGATGGCATCAAGTGCGGCATTGCCTGTCAATTGGCGATGCCCTAACTGATTAAGCAATGAAATAAACTCATCCCAAGGATTCTCTGCATCAACAATACCAACTGTATCTGGTACTTTACGCACACCGAATGTGACATAAGGATTGTATGTAAGTTTAGACAAAAACAAGAAATTGATAGCATTGGTGCTACCTAGGACACTTGCCTCTAATGCTTGTTTGATAACGTCTTCCTTGTGTAGGCGGCTATCTGATTCGTTTAGTTTATTAATCCAACTTGCTGACATATTTTATCCTGAGAATGGCCACGCCGTTGTTGCGACAAAAGGTGGACGGGGTTTAAGTTCTATTGTTTCAATAGTCTCATTATACACGTCCTCATCAATTTTGTCAACTACAAACGGACCCAAAATAGTAATAGTATCTTCTTCTACTTCCCATTCACTATAATCATATAGCCAGGCTGCACCACTACGTTCATATTCATCATTTGGGTCACCATTTGCCCAAAGTTCTTCGATTTCTTCTTTTTCTTCATCGGTGAAACTATCGTCAAACTCAAAGTCTACCGCACAAAGGTCCTCAAGTTCACAACCCCAACCGATTGTAGGATCGACACAATGATAACGGTCATCACTAAATGGTAGTTCATCCTCATTCTCAACGAACCCTTGTCCCCATCGATACAGTTCGGTAACACTCCAGCCACGGATAGTACCATCAGGCATTTTTTTATAAACATCATAGAATGCCTCTACTGATTTTTTATCAGCGGGTTTAATACGATACAGTATTGTCATTATAATCTCCTTGTAAAAGCATATCAATATGTGCGGTCAACCAATCCACATTCAATCCATGTGATGTGTAACCTTCAATCAAACATTTTTCATAACTTAAACCGGGCGGCACTTGCTTACCCTTTTTGTTCATAATATAAGCCATAGCAATAGTGTTATCATCTAATACTACATTAATCTTATTGTAGTAATATGGGTAACCTTCTAATCTATCTAATGCTTGTTCGCATTCAGGTGTGATACTCCACAACACACCTTCCATTGCACTACCGGGAACTAAGTCAATATCTGCATGGGTACGGAACTTTAACTCAAAGTTCTCTAACACACATTTGCCGAGACTGACCGCGTTTGGGCAACGATTGTTCATCTCGGCAACGTTTGTGTTCATACCATACGCAAAATAATATTTGTTCATCACCAGCTACTGTTATAAAATACTTTCAATCCCAAGAACACTTCTGCCTTAGCATTGTTTACAAACTCAAGGTCTTGTTCATAGTAATGATTATCAGCAGGATTGCCAAAGAAGAAACCTTCTGTGTCTGGAAGTTGTTTATGACGAATAGCTCGTTCAAGGTCATCCAAATCATCCCACGTTAGTTCTAACTCAATACCATTGAATGTAGCATCGCTATTGCCTGTACCTGGCATACCCTTGCTTCGCCAAAGACTTTCCATCCAACCATGCAAGTTAGGATGCTTACGCCAATAAGCAATCTCATATGGCTTAGTAACAGTTGTACTTACAAATTCATTAACTGTTTTATCAAACTCAGCAGTTTCATAATAATCATTGTATTGCCCTTTCTTGCCGGCAACATAAGCATACATATCTAGTCCCATAATATCCTCCACCTTTTTACGTTTATATTTCACTTGGTTTGTTCAACTGTTACCTGTTTAACTTTTTCTACACCGTTGTCAGCCATCTTAGCGATACCACTAAAGCCAACTGTTGATACAACGATACCAAGAACAAAGCCTACTAATAAATTTGTCATTTTAAATCTCCGGAAAGTTAAATGTTTGCCAATTTTCGGCATACTCTTTTTCTAAACACTGTGCCGCATCAGTGTAACCATGATTGACTAATGTTTGTTTACACTCGTCAATAACTAATGAAAAGAATGTATGATAAGCCTTATCAGCATTTTCTGCTCCTAGCCATTTAGGCCAGGGCTCACCTTTAAAGTCAACATACAATCCTGCTTCGTTTGAAAGCTTTTTAAAAACTTCATTCATCATTAGATTCCAAAACGTTGTTTTAGTTGTCCTACACAATCTCTACGGAAACTATCTTCAATCTGATTACGATAGTCATCATAACCAGGACTCAATGTTTCCACAACATTGATACATTCTTTTGCAATCAACAATGCAAAAGTTTCTGGATCAAAGTCATATGTGTAAGTAGATTTATTTCCACCATCATCGATTTCAACATAGCCGCCGGCTTGCTTAAAAAGCAGTTCTATTGACATATTCATACAATCACCTTTACACGATTAAGTTGGGTAGTGTTATCTCTATGACCTTTAACAGTACCATAAATGTCATACATCTTGCCTGCTTCTAAATCTTTTTTGTAAGCAAAGAATACAACTTGGTCATCACTATTGATACCTGTTACAAAATTTACATTGTAAGTTTGTGAGAACACCGATCTCAATACTTCAATACTCGTTGATACTTTTTTACCAACAGTACCAATCAAACCACCTTGTGCAAAGTTAACACGCTGGTCTACAGTTTGTCGTACTACACCACGCTCATAGCAACTTGGCAAGCTAGCAATCACTGCCAAATCATACGTGCTAGTGATAACATCACGATTGGAAATCACCATAGCATTGTTATCAAACTCATTCAAGTGTTTACCTTGCAGGATTTTGAAAGTGAATGCCTGATAAAAAGCACGAACCTTTTTACCTTCTTCCCTAGACTCGTCGGTAATCAATGTAGTGTCAACCATCAAGCTTTCAATAATCTGACGATTGGAAAGTTTGTTTTGACTTTTATCGGACTCGGTCAATACACTCAGTTTAACATACGCACCGTTCGTGCGTTGTGCCTGACAAGCCGCGGCCCATACATCATCGGCATTAAGATTCAACACAACTTTTTTAGTGTTGGTCCTTGCACGATATGGAGTAACGTCATCTGCATGACCCATACGTTGGATCTGACGATTAGACATATTTGATACGTTAGCAAATCCGTACATTGTTATCTCCTTAAACTTCTGTACCGTACTCGTAAAACTTAACTGAAGGATCCAACTGTTTCAACTCAAAAGCCGCTTTAGTCAATGCCTTATAACGGGCGTGAACCTGACTACGGGGCAACTCACCATCGCAAGTCAAATTCTCAGGACTCAAATCACTGTCGATTGAATCGGCAATACTTTGACGATCCTTAGCATTTTGCAGGCTAAGTTCTTTGTTACCAAAGATTTTAGCAAAAGAGTTTTTACGATCCAAATACTGTGTAAGTGCTGACATTTTGTTTCCTTTATTTAACTGATTAAGACTCTATTATATACCCAAAGTGATTTATTGTCAACCTTAGGAGCCTGTTGTCACAAACAAGATTTCGGGACTGATTGAACTTTGTTTAAAAGCCTCAATAAAAATATGATGGTTGTCACCACTGATATCGATAAGAGTATCAGCCGCAATGTACAATGACTTCCAAGTATTGCCGTCGATAGCAACCTCAGCGTCACCGGAACCATAAGTCTTATAGATAACTTTTGTAACACCTTTGAAGGGATGAGTTTCATTCAAGTTATCGACCTCAAAGATTGACCAAACAGCAGTCAAACCGAGCTCGGTACGTGCTTTGTTGAAATAATCAAATTTAACGTCAAATTCTTGGTCTGTCATTTTGTGTCCTTTTCTTTACTGTCTAAGATTCTATTATAGCAGAAAACCCATTTATTGTCAAATTTTTACATTGACCAATAAGTCTCTGTTGCAGGATTACAACAGTGTGGGGTATCGGCATCAATTTCTATTTCTTTGCCGGACATTAGATTTTTGACTGTTTTCTTGGGGAAAACAAAGGTGGGGTTCAGCACCTTGAAAGCTTCCAAAGTCTTGGCCGGCTGTGCTAAGGGATTCTGTGCGATAAACTGTAATGTTTCCATTACACCTAGACCCAAAAATTGTGCTTCTTTTTGGATATGCTTCAATGCTGTTTCTACTTTCATACAATACCTTTCAACTGAATAAGACTCTATTATATACCCAAATCCATTTATTGTCAAATTTTACTGTATTCTAGAACCGTTTCTTCACGTGCGGCCAAGATGATATCACGGACACGTTCACGGTCTATGCTGTCCCCATAGAATTCTGCACCCTCAGGGAGACGGATTTTGTAAAGTTGGGTAGCTAAACTGATTTGGGTGCTGGTAAAGCCCTCTGGATAGATACCATTTGGACCATAGAAATCAAGCATATATTGTGTGAAATTCATAATAGCTCCTTTGACTGAATAAGACTCTATTATAGATCCAAAACCATTTATTGTCAAGTTTTAGTAGTTACAAAAACTTCAATGATTTTATCCGGACTAACGACTCCGGGCAGTTCCTGAATAACATATAGACTGGTATCATTATGTGTCCATTCATGCATTAGTTCCAAGAAATCAGGACCATAATCATATGTAACTAACCAATTTTGTTCGCTACTACCATCATTGTTTCGATAGTGATATTCGGGAGGCTCTAAATGTATAATCTCATCGTTTTCTATTTTTATTCTAGGACGACTTTTCGCCAAGCCCGGATGATATGATCTAGGTACACTAAAGACATGTTTACCTCCCGGTTTAAGTACACGCATTATTTCTTTTGCGGCCTTTTCAGGGTAGTTAATATGTTCAAATACATCTTGTGTGATAAAGTAATCAAATGTATTATCTGCGAATGTTAGCTGTTCTAAGTTTTGATTAGAATGAGTATCAGTTATTAAAGTGCCAAACTGTATTGAAGGGTCCCAATGTGAACTTGTATAAAAAGCAGATGCATTAGATATATGATTATCACTACCTAATACACCTGCTTCATGTACAAGACTATGTTTATAATCCGAAAAATAAAAGTCTAGAACCATAATGAATCCTCTAGTTCTTGCACCAGTCCCACACATAAAACAAGCATATGTGTTATTCCAACTCAAATCAGGATCTATTAATAATCTTCTATCGCATTTGCAAATATGACAATATCCATTTACAATGTGTTTAGAATATGTGGCTACTATATCCTCTGTCTTTTTTATACTATCATAATCCACGATAGTGTGTTAGCTTATTTTTGATTTCATTATATTCAACATAGCAACCTGACGGTCGATATCTTGTTTCAATACAACTGCTTTTTTCTCTAGTTCTGCAAATTCCATTTGCATAGCGATTACAGACTTTTCCATTGCTTTGGACATAACTGTTAGGTCTGCTATGCTCATAGTAAGTGTTAGAGAGTCGTTTAATGTTTCTGACATGTTGTTTCCTTTAAAGTATATTCTATACATATAATTATCACAGGCAGTAGTGATCGAAAAAAAAGGCCCTAGAGCCTTTCTTTTATTTTTTAGTAGTGCCTTGATTTACAAAGCCATACATTTTTTCAGCAGTTTCAAGGATCTTGTCTAGACCGGGAAACTCAGGCATATTAACTGTAGAAACAAGTTGACCTGTTTTCTCATCACGTCTGGCACTTAGTTCCCAACCCTGGAACTTCATTTGATATTCGTGTTGTACCGCATCTTTAGCCATAGCCAAGATATCTGTGCGTAGTTCATAGCCGTTTTTGTTAAATTTAACTTCGGGCAATTTTGGTGTAAAGTCTGTCATTTTATTTCCTTAAAAGTGTATGTGTGTTGATTGTAGTTTGTTTTGACTGGAATGTCAACGGGTTTTGGTAATGTACCATAGTTAACCCACTCCCAATCTTCGTCAGTCATAGGTTGCCATTGATTCATTTTAGTTTACTCGCTTTGTAGTCTTTGATAGACTGTATTGCCTCTAGTAGACTGTTGAATAGTTGTTTAAGTGT